GCAAAAGCTGGTGCCAATCTTAGAGAAAGCATACCACAATATGTTTACTAATATGAATGCATATGACAATCGTATGGTTATGGCACGTGAAGCTATCGCCGACAAGGGCATATGGATGGCAAAAAAACGCTATATACTTAACGTATATAACAACGAAGGGGTACAATACGCTGAACCCAAACTAAAGATCATGGGCATTGAGGCTGTGAAGTCTTCTACACCACAAGTGGTTCGTGATAAATTTGTAAAAGCATACAGAATTATGCTTAACTCTACTGAGAAAGAACTACAAGAATTCGTAAAGAATTTTTATGAAGAATTCAAATCTTTACCACCTGAAGACGTATCGTTTCCTCGTGGTGTCAGTGATATTGAGAAGTGGCAAGATAGAAATACCATCTACAAGAAAGGTACTCCTATCCATGTCAGAGGCGCACTTCTCTTTAATCAGCAGATCAAGAAACATGGTCTGTCCGTAGAAGAAGTTAAGAATGGTAGCAAAGTGAAGTTCTGTTACATGAAGATGCCTAATCCTCTGATGGAAAACGTAATATCTTTTCCACAGTTTTTACCTAAAGAGTTTGGTCTAGATAGTGATGTTGACTATGAAACTCAATTTAACAAAACGTTCAAAGAACCACTGAAGATGGTGTCTGATGCAATCAACTGGGAACTTGAACACATAAACTCATTGGAGGGATTTTTCTCATGACAGACGATTTATTTGATTTTGGCTTTACAGCCGTAGATGAACACGAACTTGAATCAGTTCGAAAGGCAAACGAAGAACACGAAGTTCTTGTAGAAAAGATTAAAAGTGTTGACACACGTGCAAAAACCCTGTATGATAACATCATACCGCTACTGGATAACTTGAAAGCGAATCCAGAGAAAGACTATATTTATTGGCCGAATCGATATGAAAAGATCGATGCGTTTGCCGATAAGCTTTATAAAATTATGAATGGAGAATAAAATATGACATCGTTAATGGAAAGACTGGCTAAAAACTCAACGATCAAATCAACTGCGCCTATCATGGACTCAAAAGTCTTTGGTAAGAAAGATATGGCACAAACTTCTGTGCCTATGGTAAATGTCGCATTGTCTGGTCGACTAGATGGTGGACTAAGTCCAGGCTTGCTGATGTTAGCGGGTCCATCTAAACACTTTAAATCAGCGTTTGCTTTGCTAATGGCAGCCGCACACCAGAAGAAGTATAAAGATAGCGTAATTCTGTTTTATGATTCAGAGTTCGGTACTCCTCCGGAGTACTTTCAGTCATTTGGCATTGATATGGATCGTGTTATTCATACACCGATCACAGACGTTGAACAGTTGAAGTTTGATATTACTAATCAATTGAATGACTTGAACAAAGGTGACAATGTTTGTATTGTTATTGACTCAATTGGTAACCTTGCTTCTAAGAAAGAAGTAGATGATGCTATCGATGGTAAATCAGTAGCAGACATGTCACGTGCAAAGCAGATGAAATCTTTGTTCCGTATTGTGACACCTCATCTTAATCTGAAAGATATTCCTTTGATCTGTGTTAATCATACGTACAAAGAGATTGGCATGTTTCCTAAAGACATCGTATCCGGCGGTACTGGTGCATACTATTCTGCCGATGCGATTTGGATTATCGGTCGTAGACAAGAGAAAGAAGGTCAAGAGATTAAGGGTTACCACTTTGTCATCAATATTGAGAAGTCTCGACATGTACGTGAGAAGTCTCAGATACCGATTACCGTTACGTTTGATGGTGGTATTATGAAGTGGTCTGGACTACTTGAAGTGGCAGAGAAAGCTGGCTTTGTTCATAAGCCAAAAGTTGGATGGTATGAAGCACTCAATCCCGATACTGGTGAAGTCTTAACTGAGAAGTTAATGAGAGCAAAAGAGATCGTTGACAATAAAGATTTCTGGCTGATGATGTTTGAAAAAACTAGTCTTGCCAAACACATTGAAAACGTGTATACTATTGCTTCTAGTGCGGGTCTCATCAATGATGACACTCAAGTTGAAATCGCTGATGAGGAGACAGTAGCGAATGATTGAAACCACCGTTCTTGCGGGACTCTTACATAATGAAGACTACATGCGAAGAGTTATACCATTTCTCAGTGAAGAGTACTTCGGTGACTTTACTGAGAAAATGGTCTTCAAAAGTATAACACAATACATTGCAGACTATAATAGTGTACCAACAAAAAGCGCCTTAAAGATTGCTATTGATGAAAAAAGCAATATATCAGACGACCAGTATGCTACTATAGTTGAGACAATCGAAGGTTTAGAATATGATCCCAAAACTGATTTAGAGTGGATCGTTGACAAAACTGAGAAGTTCTGCCAAGACAAGGCAGTCTTCAACGCTGTACGTGAATCCATTCTTGTGTTAGATGGTAATCACGACAACTTAGATAAGGGTTCTATTCCTGATCTATTGACTAAGGCACTCGGTGTGTCTTTTGATCAAAACATTGGTCATGATTTTCTAGAACAGCCCGAAGATCGATTTGACTTCTATCATACGAAAGAAGATAAAGTTGGTTTTGATTTAGACTTGTTCAACAAGATCACTAAAGGTGGTTTGTCACGTAAGTCTTTGAGTATTGCTCTTGCTGGTACTGGTGTCGGTAAAACTTTGTTCATGACCCATTGTGCATCTGCAAATCTTATGAATGGTAAGAACGTTCTATACATCACTATGGAAATGGCAGAAGAAAAGATTGCTGAACGTATTGATGCCAACTTGCTGAATACAACTATTGATGCTTTGCAAGAGATACCTAAAGATGTGTATATGAAGCGAGTTGGTCGTGTCAAAGGTAAGACTACTGGTAAGCTGATTGTCAAAGAGTATCCAACTGCAAGTGCTGGTTCTGCACATTTTAGACATCTTTTGAACGAATTAAAGTTAAAAAAGAACTTTCAACCAGATATCGTGTATATAGATTATCTAAATATATGCACAAGTTCTAGATTGAGGGCAGGTGCTAATGTCAATTCTTACACAATGATTAAAGCAATTGCAGAAGAATTACGTGGTTTAGCAGTAGAGTTTAATGTGCCAATCTTAAGTGCGACACAGACAACCCGTACTGGTTATAGTAGTTCAGACTTAAACTTAGAAGATACTTCTGAGTCTTTTGGTCTACCTGCTACTGCCGACTTTATGTTTGGTCTAATCTCTACTGAAGAGTTAGAGGGTTTAGGGCAACTTATGGTAAAACAATTGAAGAACAGATGGGGTGACACAAACTATCTGAAACGTTTTGTAATCGGAATTGATCGATCTAAGATGAAATTATTTGATGCTGAAGATTCAGCACAAGACTTAGTTGATGATACGCCCGTTGCAGACAAAGGTAACTTTGCTAGTCGCATGAAAGAAGAGCAAAAACAGGGAAATGATGATAGTGTTATATCATACAGAAAGCGAACCGGAGATAAGAAACCGAACTTCGGCGGATTTAAATAAAGGAATTATGAGAAGATATTGGAATAAATTTCATTCATTAATGAAAAGTGGTAGATTGCATAAATTAGTAAATAGATACTTAAGCTAGGAGAGAATTATGTGGTTGTGGATGGTAAGCAGTATTGCGGGGTCTCTGTTGGGTGCCGCATCAACTAAGTGGTTTAAAGATACGAGGGCTGGCATCTGGTGCTATAATCGCTTTGACGATATTGCAGACTGGGCAACTGAGAGATATGGCATTGACATTCTTGACAAGGAGAACATTGCTTGGAAAACCAAGTATCCAAACGTTTCAAAGAAGATCGATGAACTAGAAGCTAGAATCATTGAACTCGAAAAGAATAGTCACCCATGTAAAGAACTCCATGAGTTTGATGTGTGGCCCGAGTTGGAAGAAAGAATTAAAAAGCTTGAGAATAATTGATGCTCTACCTTGTGAAGAAGGTTTCAAGAGAGTTTCATGTCCTAGAGAAGTCTTCTGGGTTAAATCTCTATATCACTAAAAGTGCAGAAGATGCAAATAGAATGCTGTCGTTACTGAATGCAGGTAGCGGCTTTGATGGGTATACGCCTGACTTCTTTGTTGAGGATGTTGCCCAAAAGAAAAGGCAACCGAAAGTTGCCTTCTCTAAATAGTTTGCGTGACTGGGAGGAACCCCACCTGCATTCGAGATGCTACCCCAGTTATTCCTTCTGTGAGTTGTTTAAAAACGTTCACACTTGCCTCTTGTGTTGTTACACATTCACACGCACCCATGCTGTTATTTATACATTTTATAATCTCGTCTATAAACTATGTGAAAACTTCACAAAAATAAATAGCATCACCTACAACAATAAAGGGATGAAATTAATGTTCATGACTCCAGATGAAGGAGTCTTTCTAGATATTGAAGCTATGGAATTAGTAGACGGATGTATCAGTTCGTCAGTACCCATATACCTGATTGCTCAGTACACAAAAAACATTGAAGACGATCCTATATTATCAGAAAGATGCCTCGAAAAATTGTCAAAAAAAATGCTTGACAATTGGAACAAAATAGTGCATAATCATAAACATCTAATCAGAGAGGACGATCTACTTAAGGTCGAATTTTCTGGTGAGTATCCGAAGCACACCCGAATGGGTGTAGATCAGATGAGGTATGTTTATTATGGTACTAAAAGAAGAAACCATTCGAGAAGTTAAGTACGCACTAGAAGAAGCGGAAATTCTCGAATCTGGACTCAGTGGCTACGATGCTATGAGAGTTCAAAAAAATGCCAGTAGAATGTCTGGCATACCCATTAAGTGGGTAAAAGAAGTATACTCTAAGGAGATGAACCGATGAGTATGCATATAATTAAAGGCGTTTACGCTCCAAAAGCAAAGAAGCGTAAGCCCAAAAAACTTGACATGAAAAAAGTCGAAGTTCAGTGGAGACAATACAACAAAGACATGAGGCGCAATCACATGCATTCATGTCAGTTCGATACGCTTGATGAATACGTCTTGTATATATCAGGTAAATTAAAGCCAAAGAAAAGGAAATTCATACCTTATGAACCGACGACAAGCATTCCAAAACAGAATACGATACCAAGCCAGACGAAGAGCCCAGTTCATGGAGTCCCAGAGTCGGGACGAAGAAAAGAGTCTCCAGTCTACACAGGAAACTACATCGTCGGAATCGCCACCATGCATAAGTCAAACGCAGTACCTATCACAAACCAAGAGCAAGCTATAGAGATATCTCGAATGGCTAAATGACTTGCTCATAAATAGTAGAAACAAGAGGAATCTACTATCACATGAGTATGGAAGTATACGAAAAAATTGGAGAGAACCTGAACTCTATCGTAAAGATAAAGAATTATCAGGTTGCTCCTCTGTATCCAAAAGGTAAACCAGGAACAAACGACAAGTCTGTTCGGGAGTTTAGGCTTCAACTTATCAATAAAGATAATGATACTAGCAAGGAATTGATAGATCATCTGAAGATGCAGTTGCGAAAAGATACTAGCCTTGAGAGTGTAACGTTTAATTCCATATCTCCAAATAGTTCTAAGTTCCCTAGTTACAGTTTTACGTTTGACGGTCTAAAGTTTGACATTATCATAGCGAGAGGTGCGAATGCTGGCGAGAAGTTTGAAGTAAGAACTGTCAAGACATTAGACAACTATTTCAAAACTCGTACAGACAATGAGACATCTGAAGTTGTGACTATGATGAGCGAATCGTATGCTCCTTTTGCAAACGCTGAGATCATTGGCGCAAAGCAAAGAACGGGAGCAACAAAGAAAGAGGGTATACCTATTGATAAGCTAGGAGCTATCATAGGAGATATCATTCTCACAGACAATCAGAATAATGAATGGTACATATCACTGAAAGATATTAACGGTAATACTTTTAGTTCGTATTCTGGCGCCGCATCTTTGTTTGATAGAGAGGGCAATCTTCAGCCAAAGTCTGCAGGAGCAACCTTCTTGAAAACGTTTGGAGTTGACCTAAACAAGGTTCAAGCGGGGTTTGATGAACGTGGTAGTATAAATAAAGTTAGACCAAAACTCGCAGTACCTAGAGCCAACGCAAGAGAGATCGAAAAGATTTTCAATAGGGCATGGGGCATGAACTACTTTTATGTAAGGCGTATGCGAACCGGGTGGAAGGTCTTCTGGTTAGGCAAAGAGAAGCTGGATAAGTTATCTCAAAATATAAAGATTGATGATATAAGATATCCATCTACAAAGTCTAAGCAGATTACGATATTATGTAGTAACACTGTTGAAGACTATGTAATTGAGTTAAGAAATTCTAAAGCTGGTGAATACCCAAACGATACTAAATTTAAGGTTAAAAAATGACAGTCAGATTTAAAAGTTTCATTACCGAATCAGTCGGTGCAAAAGGACTAGCATACGAAAAGAAAGTCTTCGATGCAATGAAGTCTGCTGGAGTGAAAGGCTTAGATGTAGGTAGCAAACCAGGTGCAGGATACAGTAATCAAGGCGCAGGTGATATTGAAGCATTATACAACGGTAAAGAATTCAATATCGAAATTAAACTAGA